AATGGCAAGTCCACCATCTTTGCGGATCACGGCAGCAAGGAAATGCACGAAGGGCTCCGCAAGACCATCATCAAACAGCTCGGCCTCAAGGATTGAGGCCAAGCTGTACCACCAAGAGGTGACCGTATGTATCAGTACCCGCTAGAGCTGCACACCGAGCCCACCGGCGTGTGGTTGTCGTGCCCCGACATCCCTGAAATGAACGCCTCGGGTGACACGTTGGCCGATGCTTTCGCTGAGGCCCTTGATGGCCTGGAATCGGCGCTGTCGTTGTATGTCGAGCAGCGCCGCAAGATCCCGGCCGCGTCGCCGGCGAGCGATCCGACGTTGGTGCTGCACCTGCCGGCGCTGACCGTGGCCAAGATCATGTTGTGGAACGCCATGTGCGACGAAGACGTCAACCGCGCCGAGCTGGCCCGGCGTATGGGCGTGTCGCGGCAGGTGGTGGATCGACTGGTGGACTTTATCCATACCTCTAAAATCGAGCAGGTCGAGCGCGCTCTGGGGTTGTTGGGGCGGCGCCTGTCGCTGGTATTGGAGGCGGCGTGAGCCAGTCGTTACGCGTAACGCGCGAACAGGAAGCCCCCCATGCCGTCGTTTGATCCGTTTGCCATGTTGGCCGATTGCCCGGTGTTGTCGCTGGATGAGTTGCTGAATATTCGCGATGCGGCGACGTACCTGGTGCGCGTCGACGGCGACAGCATGCAGGGGGCGGGCATTCACAGCGGTGACCTGCTGGTGGTGAGCAAGGCGCTGGAGCCGGTGCGCGGGAGCATCGTTATTGCCGTGATCAACGGCGAGCCGATGTGCAAGCGTCTGGACTATCGCGAGGCGCAGCCGCTGTTGCGCTCGGAAAACCCGCAGTACCCGCCGCGCTACATCATGGAAGGCGACGAATTTTCAGTTTGGGGAGTGGTGACGCACAGTGTGCGCAGCCATGGAAACCCCCTTTAATGAGCGTAATCAAGGCCAAGGAATCCCCGCCATGCCGACACTGCAACCCGGCAAGCTGCCGCCGCTGACCGACGATCAGGTGCGCGACGGTGCGCGTCCGGGCGAAACATTGGAGCAAGCGCGCCGCCGGCTGGAGGCGGCGAACTGGGCGTGCCCACCGGAGCCGGAACCTGATAGCTACGATTCTGATTATTTGTTGAGTGGCTGGATCGGTGATCGCGGCCTAGAAGGCGAGCTGATCCATTGGGAGCCTGGTGAGCTGGGCGCGGGCCATTCCGGCGTTGAAGTCATAACCCCTTACGAACCTGAATAGAAAGGAATCCCCACCATGAGTAACTGGATCAAATGCAGCGACCGCCTGCCCGAGTGCCCGCACGAATGCACAAGCGATGACACGATGGTGTCGCAAACGGTGCTGGTGACGTGCAGCGAGGGTATGCACACGCTCGGTATGGCGCACATGCGCGAGGATGGTACGTGGCTGCTGTACGGCGGCGATCACGATTTCATGAACCCGGAAGAGGTCGTGTACTGGATGCCGCTGCCGGCGACCCCGTACAAGGATGCCCGCGCTGCCGTCTGACTCGCCGCGTTACGAATAACGCCGGTACCGGAAAAACTTTGCACCCCATTGGAAACACTTTTCCCCTGAAGGAACCCCCGCCATGCCGATGATCCAAATTGAGCAAGACAACTCCAAGCTGCAGGATGACGTCCGTCGCATGATCGTGATGTCGGCTGAAACTATTCGCCAGAGCTATGGGCAACCGGAACCGCGTGGTGGTACTGAGCGCATCGTTGAGATGACCGCCGTGTCCGCTTATCTGGAAGCGCTGGTTAAGCATGAGCTGTTGAGCAGGGACGTGTGGCAGGTGCTGCGCGATGAATGGGAGGCGGCCAGAGTGACCGCGCTCGCCAAAGCGTGAGTCCGCCGCGTTACGAATAACGGCGTTAATGTTAAAAAGGCCCCCCCACTTGCCAAGAGTGCGGGGGCCTTTTTTATTGCCGGCGATTCCCACTCCCCCATAGACTGGGCGACCAGACCCCCATCGTCTGGTTTTACGCACTGTCCGCCACTCACTCGAAAAGGAAAGCGATCCATGTATGAGCCCTTGCAAGACCCTGCCGCCATTGACGCGGTGAACCTGTTTTTTACGGACCTGGTCACCACCGCTGACCCCGAGGAACAACTGCCGCACCTGCGGCCCCAAGTAGAGGACTTTCTATTCGAAGCCTTGACCCACTCGGGCATGCTCAGCACGCAAAACCAGCTACGCGGCTTTCTGTGGGGCCTGACGGTGGCCGGTGCGCTGACGCCCAAGCAAGGCCACGAATTCAGCCGGCGGCTCGATGCGGGCCGCCAAGCCGGGTGGCTGTGATGAGGGGGCGTGACCGTCACGGCGAGGTATGGCCCGCATGAGCCTGACCTATCGTGGGTTGGTCGACGTGCTGTTGATCGGCGCCGATGGCAGCGAGCATCGCGAGTGCTTCCCGGCGATCATCGACGAAACGATGGCCGGCATCTTTGAAATGAGTACGCCGCACAAGCTGCCGGCGGCGCGCGGCTCGCACACCATCTGCGTCACGCTGGACGACGGGCAGAGCCTCGGCGGGGATGTCGGTTATGTCGGTGACTATGGCCTGACCTTCAGTCGGCCCCGGGGCGGCGCATGATCGGCGCGGGCATTCATGAGGACGTGTTGCGCGCTCTGGTGCAGGAAAACGCCGTGCGCGAATGCGTGGTGGCCAAGGTCGCCGGCGGCCCGGCGTGGGGGCTGTCGATCCGCCTGGGCGGCACGGGCTCGCGCTGGGTGCCGGTGCGCTCCAAGCGCGAAGCGATCCGGACGTGGGCCAGCCTGACGGCGGTGGGCCGTTTTGCCGATGGTATTGGGCTGCGCGGTTTTATGGTGGAGCTGTGACGCGTCACGCGCGCGAGCAAATCGCGGGCACAAAAAAACCGCCGTTGGATGGGCGGTTGATTTGTGCGGCTTCCGTTGGAGCGGTTGCCACAAGTACGCTGAAAGCGTCGACGAACCGATCATAAGTTACGTATTCGGCTTTATGCAATAGTGAGTACGACACAATATATTGGTGAAACCTCGCATTTAAGCGGGTTATCTGGTGGTTTGGACGCTTGGTTCGCGAGCCGAACAAACAGCGAAGTTGCATGGAATTTCGCCGAAAACAAACAGATAGTGCCCCCTTGACCCTATATGGTAAATTTCTGACGCAAGGCCAAGCACTTGGCCATCACCCTCGTCAAGTGCTTTCTACGTAAATGAAAAATAAACTCAAAAATCCGTCAAAGTGCTTTTTTCTCCCACCGGTTTTGGGGTATTACGTAACCCAAGGGCGAAGTTTGCCCCGGCCCCTTCGCCACGCTTGGAACACGTGCCGGAACAGGAAGGGCCGATTTGCTACCTGGTACGCTGAAAGCGTCGACCACTTTCAGTCAGCCGTCGCCAAGACCGGTAAAGGGCGGCGGTCGTGCCGGGCTTCTGTTGGAGAAGTCGCTGATGCGTCCGATCAAATGGATATGCCGTCTATGGCAGGGCTTTTGCGCTCTGCTGCGGGTGGTTCAGGCTTACCGCGCCTTTGCTTGGCTGCGTGATCACCTCGACCACCTGTAATCGAAACAGGCCCCGCTCCGGCGGGGTTTTTTTTGCCCATAAAAAAGCCCCGCCGAGTGCGGGGCTTTGCATTTGTAGCGGCGGCTTAGTTGCCTTGCTTGGATGCCTTGAGCAGGGCAAAGCCTTGGCGCAGGACATCGACCATGCTCATCTTGTGCATGGCCGCAAACATCTTTAGATCTTGCTTGAATTGAGCGTCAACCTTGAAATTAGCCGTTACCAGCGCTTCTGGTGATGGCTGGTAAGTGTGGCCAGCCTTGACCAGTGCGGCGGCGGCAACAGGCGAGGCCGGTGCATCGCCTTTGGTGGACTTCTTGTTGCGTGGTGGCTTTGGGGCTTCGACAGTCATTGCGGCATTCCTTAATTCGTTAATTCGTCAATTCGTTATTTGGATTGTAGCGCAACAGCACGGTTGATGATCGAGGAAATCAGTCGTTCGGCTTGAGCGCGCAGGCCTTTGTGGGAAACCTCAATCACAGACAAGCCAATGTCCATGGCGCGGCTGTAGCTGACTTTTTGCGGCAGGTGGCCATCCAGTACGTGGTAAGGCTTCTGGCCCAAATATTCGTGGGCTTCTTCCAGTTCGGCCACGCTGTCACCGACATGATTCAAGGCAAAGGCGATGCGCTCAACCGGGATGCCGTGTTTGTGGTGCAGGGCGTCGGCCAGCTTTACGGCTGGGTCAAGATCATCCAGCGAGAGGCCGGTAGGGATGACCAGAAGATCGCAAATCTCGGCCATGTCGGCAGTGATCTTGCTGGCGAACGCTGCGCCATCGAGGATCATCACGTCATAGTTATCAGCTTGCGACATGGCGTGCGCGACAGAGCCGAATTGTTCAACGGCGATTTGTGGTTGGTGCCCGCGCTGCAAGCGGCGCTGCTGCCAAGTGGTGCTGGTCGATTGGTTGAGGTCGAAGTCGGCAATCTTTACCGACCAGTCGTTCTGCGCGAAACCAATAGCGGTGCCGCGTGCGTCGGTGGATTTGCCAGGGCCACCCTTCTGATTTGCGAAGCCTACGATCAATGCCACGGTGAGAATCCTTTTAATCGTTAATTCGTCATTTCGTTAATTCGTTAACGCAGGGCGAGTATAGGCCGCCTCTGGTCGAGGATCAAGAAAATAACGAATTAACGAATTAACGAATAAATCAGACGAAGAGGATTTGCCGGGAAGGCGCGCTGCCGGCGGTAGACGGGGAGGTGCGCAGGGTGCGGGTGTGTTCGGTCAGGGTGCGGCTGCGGCGCTGGGAGCGCGGCCGGTTGAAATCGCTATCAGTTTCCATAACGGCCATGAGGCACAGCATAAAGCACAGCGCCTGAGGGGCCAGAACGCCCAAGGTGAAACCGCGCGTGATCATGTGCGCTTTGTTCTTGGCGCCCAGCTTGCTGAGGATACTGCGCTCGATCATGCGCATGCCGGTCTCATCAAGTTGCAGCTCGTCAGCAATAACCGGCGTTGCGAAGCCTTCGGCGGTCTTCACCAAAACAAACAGTTCGCTGTCTGACAGGTTCTGGCCCGGGTAGCCGATGACTTCCTCGCCGTGGATTTGAATGCGGGCATTCATGGGAGACGCTTCCTTGCGAAATAGGAGAGGGGTGTTAGTTGGAAAGGTCGAGTTGCAGCGTGTCCAATTGCCGGCGCATGAGGCCGAGCAAGGTAGCCATCTGTTCCATGGTTTCGACGGTGACGTGTCCCTGATCAATGCAATACAGGGCAGCGGTTTGCATGGTGCTGGCCAGTGAGTGGACTTCTTGTACTGTGGCCACGCGGCGGCGCTGAATAACGATTGCGCCGCCGATCTGTGCCACGGAATGGGGGGTGTGTGGGGAAACTTCGCTACCTTGCTGCATGGGGAAACCTGCCTTTCCTAAGTTGCGTGGCATGTTACACGCAAAGTGTAAATCCGAGCAATAAAAAAGCCCTTACACAAAGGGCTGTTTTTGTTACCGGTCGTGAGATATGCGGACAACGCGACCGACAATATCCAGCTTTTGTAATTGTTCTAGGGTCATTTTGTTATCAGGATATTGCCCGCTGTCACCGGCTCGCACGATAAAAGTCCCGTCCATTTCCGGGCATATCCAGCGGATCCAGATGTTGCCGGCGACGATGATGCCGAAGAGGTCAGCACCGCGCACGGTGGTCTGATCACCATCAATTAAAAGCTCGTCGCCTTCGGCAATCGTCGGGGCCATGCTGCCGTCAATTTGCTTGATATACAGCAGCTTGTTGCAGTTCATCCCCCGCGATTCGACATAGCCAAGGCTGAACGCTGTGCTGTCGGAGGCCTGGGTGAGTGGGATGGGCCCGGCTTTGGTCTGGATGGTGGGAGGATTGGCTGTTACGTAGTTTGAGGTGACTGCGCTGAGGCTGTCGGTGTCGGTGTAGCCATTGATCCACGCGGGGGTTTTTCCGAAGACCTTGGCGAGCAGTAAAACCATGTCGCTCGGCGGCATGCGTGAGGCTTGTTCCCAATTGGAAAAGCGCGAGTAGCCAAAGGGCTGACCGGAAGCCTGCGCAAGGCGCTCGGCTGTTTCTTCCAGTGTCCAGCCCTTCTCTTGGCGACACTGCCTAATCCGTTTAGCCACAATTTCCATTAATTCAGACATGCGCAATCTCTCATTAGGCGCCGTGAGGTCTCACGCCTTGGCAATAGATGGATATTATCCCTAACACGACGAAATATACACTTTAAGTGTAGATACTGCGAAAAAAAGCTTGAGGAATGGGATCCAGTCGAAATAGACTTACACTATTCGTGTAAAGGGGTCTCTATTCGTGGAACTAAATCAGTGGATTGAAAGCGTCGGTGGTGTGATTGTGCCGGGCAAGTTGAGCCTAGGCGCAATCACCGCCGTTGCCACTCTGCTCGAAGAAGAACCGCGCACGGTGTCCTCCTGGTATCGCAAAGAGCGCCGGCCGTCTTTCAACGCCGGCCTGAACATTCTTTCCAAGTCCGGCGGTGTCGTGGACTGGAACGGCATTTATTCGCCGTTCGCCTTGGAAGTGATGAAAGCCCGGGTGAAGAATGCCCGCCCTTAGCCTGCCGGCCCACTTCTCCACATTGCCGATCGTGCTTAAGGTCGAGCAGCGTTTCGGTCTGACTGGCTGCGCCCGTCTGGTCAAGCTGCTGGAGCAGTTCGCCGTCAGTCCCATGCGGGATGTCGGTGCAATTGAACTGGCAGCCAGCGACTGGCGCGAAGCTTTGCAGGCTGGCCCGCTTGAGCTGAATCTTTTCCTGACTTTCTTGGCGACTGACGGCTTTGTCACGGTCGATCAGCCGTCAGAACCAAATGCCCCGTTACGCGTAACGCTAACAAACTTTTCTGACTTTTTGCCGCCTCTGCTGTTGCCCCGTGTCGCCAATGATTGGCGCATATGGTTCACCGCTGAGGCCGGTCTTTCTGCGGATCAAGGGAAAGACCCCTACAACCAGTCTTTGTTCCGACGCTGGTGTGCAACAAACGTCACGATTGACGAAATTAATGCCGCCATAGAGCTGGCAATTCAGGAAGGTTCGGGGACGACTCCGGCCAACCTGCATACCCATTTGATGACTGTGCGCAAAGACAAATTAGAGTTGGCTCGCCGCTGATGGCGCGCCTTAGGGGTTTTCCTTGTTATTGATTGCACTGTCTGGCGGCCACCCGAAAGAGCGTAGCGAAATCGCCGAGCGCCTTGTTTTATGCGGTAAGGCGCGTTTGGCCGCTTTTGCCATGACCACCCCCAGCGAGAAAAACGTAGGGCGTCGTCTCGAGGTTCTGCGTGCGTTTCTGGATGGCCCGGCCGACGACCAAAGCAAACCGGCGCCGGTGGATGGCTTGGTGATTGCCAACTGTCTGAGCGAGCTGGAAGCGGACGAAATCCGCAAGCGTGGTGGCTTTGTGTGGCACCTCTATAGCCGGCCTTCGGGTTCGGTCACCATTCGCCGCGGAGACCTGATCATCACTGATGGTAATGGCGGGTTTGCCCATGTGCGCGAACCGTTGGAGGCGCTTTACGAGGCCTGCATGGCGTATCTGGCGCGCAGTGGCAGCGTGCGCGCCGCGCTCGGAGAGCTGGCCAATGGTCGGGCGTAGCCAAGCCCTGCCCGGGTTCGCCTACGGTGACCCGGCAAAGATCGCCGAAGCTCAGGAGCTGCGCGCACTCGGCTGCAAGGTATGTGTGCGCGCCGAGTTCGCTTTCGGGCTGGCAGTGTGTACCAGCGGCCTCAAGTTCCCGGCCTGCAAGAGCGGGTATCGCAACGGCTACAAGCTGACGCCCGAAGCCGGCGGCTAAAGGGGGCTTTATGGCGAGACGCAAAGGCAACAACCGTCTGGATAACGCCTTGGAACTATGGGCGCGCTGGAGCTGGCCGGAAAGCGGCGGCACCACCAGTGGCAAGTCCATGCTCGCCAAGCTCATCGACAATAAAGGCGAAATCTTTTTCGGTGGATCGGGCCCATCGGGCGGCCCGGTTGACGGTCTCGAAAGCAAGATTGAGGCGGCCGTGCTGGGTATGTTCGTTGTCGATGCGCTGCGCGCTGACGTGCTGCGTCTGGAATACGGCGCGAACTGGTGGGCTGTCGCCTTTCGCCGAAAAATTGTTGGTTATGAGCAGGACGGCATCGGCCAGTTTGAAAAGGCCGAAGCTCTGGGCGTGAGCTTAAGAACCTATCGCAGTCGTCTCGCCGAGGCGCGCGCAACCATTGAAACAGTGCTGGGGATCCAATGAATTTTCACCCTTTGTTTTCTGGCTTTAATGGGGCCAGCCCTTACGCCGTAGGGGATGCCCTTGGGTTCGCCATCCATGTCGAGACGTCGTGCGGCAAATTGCCAGCCACGCTCAATCCTGAGCAGCGTGCGCGCATGGGGCAGGGCGGTGACCTGGCTGGTTTCCAGTTCGCCGGCGGTTGGAGTGCCCCGGGCGCGCATTGCCTGATGTTCGCCAAGCCGCTGACCGTTGTGGCCGCCAAGCTGTGGCAGGCCGGTCTGCCGTCGTGACCCGTTAAAGGCTGGCCGCGCAAGGCGCCAGTTTCGCTGTAACCGTTCCAACCATTCGATTCCTGAGCATTGCTGCGTTTGCGGCCTTGCTTTGCCTGAAGAAAGACAACGCCGCCCGCCGGCACGGCCGTGGGCACCATTGAGGCACGCACCATGGCAATACTCACGGTTCCTATCTCTGACGCGGTGATCAAGCGGCACGCCGAAGATCCGCACGTCTTAGAGCTGAACGACCCTCGACACCCGCTGCGCTTTCGTTACCGTAACGACCGCACAAAAGGCAGTTGGCATCTGGTGCGCTACAACAACGGCCCGAAGTGGCGCAAGGCGGCGAACTGGCCCGACGTGCCGGCTCGCCTGATGATCGACAGCGTGCCCGAGGTGCTGGCCCGCCTGATGACCGATCCGACAGCGGTGGCCACTGTTGATGGCTGGGAGCGCGTCGGCCAGGTGCTGGACTGGTATGTCGAACGGTTGAAGGCTGACCGGGCGTTATCCAGTGAGCGCCGGGCGTCCTCGATGTCGGCAATCACCCGCCAATTGCTGCCAGCGCTGGGCGACTTGCCGCTGTGCAAACTCAATCCCGACACCCTCGATCGCCATTTGATTTGGCACATGCAGGCCGAGTACAGCCTTGGTTACGTCAAATCGACCTTGGACGTGCTGAAAGTGGTGTTTAGCCGTGCCTTGACCCTCAAGAAAATCACCATCAACCCCATGGCCGGTGTGACCTTCGGCAACTTCACCAAAGCCAAGATCCGGCCCAAGGGGGCGCGTCTGCGTCATGTCGCCGTGGTGGATCTGCTGGCTGAATGGGCTGAGTTCTTCGCGGCGGATCCGGCCGGCATTGCCCTGATGGTGTTGATGCTGACCCATGCCACGCGCATCACCGAAACCCGTCTCGCCAAATGGAAAAACATTCACCTGGAAGCGGGCGAGTGGTTCATCCCCGGCGCAGACACCAAATCCAAGCGCGACCACCTGTTGCCATTGTCGCCGCAAGCCGTGGCCTTTCTGGAGCGGTACCGAGAAAACCAGAAGGCGAGGGGGTACACCGGGGCTTACCTGTTCCCGTCGACCGTGCGTGCTGGCCGGCCGATGTCGCGTAGTCAGGCCTTTGCCGTGTTCACCCGCTACGGCGCCGGCGAATGGACAAGCCATGACCTGCGCAAACTCGCGCCTTCTATATGGGCAAACCTTGGCGTGGATCCGCTGGTGGGCAAGCTGCTGCTCAACCATGCGACCAGCGAATTGGAGCGCACCTACTTCCAAGCCATGGGCGAGCAGGTCAAGCGCAACGCTCTGGAGCGGTGGCACGCATGGCTCGATGCGCAGGGTTTTGACGTGTTGCAGGACAAGACAGGAGCAAGACGCGCGGTTAAGCCGATTGCCGTAGACCCCGCAGGCTGGCTGGCCTGAGCTGTTAAACCAAAATTAATCATATAAGAGGATTTTAAAACGATGGCGGCCAAGGAATTCGAGCGGGCAGTGGTGAACGGGATCGGGGATCTGAGCGCTGGCTATCGAGCGCTCGCCGAGACCGTGACGCGTCACAATGACGATGAAAGCGACATAAGCCCGGCGGCAAAGCGCAAGCGGGAGCAGCGGGAACGGGATGCGGAGGCGGGGGTTGATGAATTGCGCGTCAGAATTGGCCCGATCGAGGCGGCACAATTGGCTGAGGGCCTTGAATTCCGGGCCTCTGGAGGCGAACCGTATACCGCAACCGAATACCTTTTGACGCTGATCCGGCGTGACGCGGATTTGATCAAACAGCAGCGCGAAGTTGTGGCAAACAAAATCTGTGAACACTGCCGCAAGCCTTTGCCACGGGGCTGCGGCGGGGTTTGGGCGGGTGAATTACCCTGCGCTTTACCGCAACTCAGATGGGCTTTGGCGCTCTGATTTGCCCCAAAAAACGAAGGGTTGACAGTGCTGGGGTTTTACACGTTTAGTGTTTTTTTACACAAACTGGTTGACCCCCTTTGCAGTTTCCCCTATCGTTTGCGTCATTGTGGTGTTGTTCCGGCCACGATACTCATCGCAAAACAGTCAATTCAGCCCCCGGCCCTCACAGGTCGGGGGTTTTTTTATGCCTATTCCCCCGTGATTCGGGAGACAACGAGATGCCGAACATGCCCCCAGAAAAAGACCCGGCTTTCTGGGTCATTGTTGCCGCTGCACTCAAGGATCACGGATTTGTCGGCCTGCTGGCCTTCGTCCTGAGTTATCTGCGGATTCTCTACGAAGCCAAAGAACCGCGTTGGGATCGCCAATTGTTGGAGGCCGCGCTGGGTGGTGTTTTGGTGTTCCTGGTCGGCATCGGCGCAGAAAAAGCCGGCATGAGCGGCGGGTGGTCTTACGGCGTCGGTGGGGTGGTCGGGATGCTCGGTGTTGAGCAGGTGCGCCAGTTCGGCCGTCGCTGGGCTGAGCGCAAGGCGGATTCGCTGTGATGTTCCGGCCGCTGCGGCTGGTTCTGGTTGTTCTGGTGGCGTTCGCCGTTTCGGCGCATGTCGATTGTCGAGAGTCGGCCGCCTGTGACGTGCCGGCCGTTACGCATAACGAGGGGTTCAAATGAGCAGGTCAGTATTTGATGTGGTGCTTCTGAGTGGTTCGACTCACGTTGTTGAGGCTGAAAGATTCCACTGCAGCGCCGATGGTCAAGCGGTCACTTTTGTGCGTGACGGCGAAATTGTCGCTCAGTTTTTCAACGTGGAATCGGGGGTGAAGCGACCGGCGACCCCTGATCCTGTGCTGCCTCAGTTCTTGTGCGCTTCGGCTGCCACTGAGCTGGGTATGGTTGATTTGCCGCCACCTATTTCGATTGGCACGGTAAATATCATCGGCGGTGCCGATCCTCAAGAATTCGCCGCGCTTGTCCGGCAGTTTTTGGTGGATCTGCGAAACAGCGGCCCTATTCCTCAGGCGTGACGCGTCACAGGAGGGCAGAGCATGTTCAAAGTTAATTTCAATTTGGATTCAGCCGCTGCCCTGTTGCAGTTAGACGACATTGCGCGGCGGCAGATTCCGTTCGCGCAGGTGTTGACCGCGACCCGGCTGGCCCAGCGGGTCAAGAAAGGCATGTTGCCGGTGATGAAGGCCCGACTTGATCGGCCGACACCGACCACGCTGAACAGCCTGTTTGTGAAGGCGGCCACCAAGGCGAAAGCCGCCGAGGTCTATTTCAAGGATTCATGGGCGTCCGGCATTCCTGCTGATGTCTACCTGCAACAGGCGGTCAATGGTGGGCTTCGACCTCATAAGCGCTTTGAAAAGGCGCTGATTGCGCGTGGTGTCATGCAGTCCAATGAGTACGCCGTGCCCACGGCGCCATTCATGAATCAATACGGCAACGTCTCGCGCGGCACCATGACCAAGATCCTGTCGGGCTTGGGCGCTGCGTCCTTGCGTGCTGGGTATCAAGCCAACGCCACGAATAGCCGGCGAAGCAAGGCGAAGGGTAACGCCCATCGCTATTTCTCTGCTGACGTTGATGGTACGCGCGGGGTATGGGAGCGCGTGTCGATGGGCATGGGTGATGCGGTGCGGCCAGTCTTTGTGTTCAGTGCCTCGGCGCCGCGTTACCGCACCATTTTCCCGTTCTTCAAGATCGGCGAGAACATTGTTAAGGCGAACCACGCGGCCGAGTTTGCCCAGGCATTCGCCGAAGCGCAGGCGTCGGCCCGCTGATCAGTCGAAAGGGTGCGAAATGTCGAAAAAAGTCCGCTTTTCGTGCGGTTTTCGCTTGACAGGCGGCCCCCGGTCGATTTTCGAAAGGTACTCCCAGACCCCACCCCCATTGGGGGTAATTCGGGCCCCGCTGCTTCGCTATATATGACCCTTTTTCGATCTGAGGTTGTTGTTACGTCATGGCCACCAAGTCGATAACTCAGCAGCCCGGCTGGTTGAACAAGTCACGCATGGCCGCAAGTCTCGGCATTTCCGTGCAAGCCTTCGACAAATGGAGCGTTACGCCTGTTGCGCGGATCGGTCGAGAGTCGTTCTTTGACGCTCGATCGGTGCTCGATAACCGGCTGAAAAAACAGGGTGGGAAGAACCAACCTGTCGATGATGCCGGCGAGCCGATCGACCCGCTCATTGAATACAAAATTCAGCAGGAACGATTGCGACTGACGCGAGCCCAGGCCGACGCTCAGGAA